AGTTCATCGTGTCGAGGATTACCCCGCGTGGGCGGTACGCTTTGCGGGGCTTCTTGTTCGAGGCCATTACACCCCTCCCAGTGCCAAAACGATCCACGACAACCAGCTTTCTGGCACTTGGGCCACGATTGCGATTGCAAACATCAAGGCTGCAAACACGCCGATAGATGCGAGGATGTTGGCGATGATCGCGAGCGTGCCATCGGGTGTAAATTCAGCCTCAACGTCTTCGTGGTCGTAGTCTTTCATGCGGACATAAGGTGCGCGGTTCATCAAAATCCCCTTGATTTAATTTGGTATGCGGCCATAGATCCAGCACGCGCTGGAGCCTCTTTTAGTTCTGTGCCTGTGTAGCTCTCACGCTGTGATGCGTTGACGTAGATGCGCGGCTGTGCCTCGTTTGGTAGCCGTGTACGGGGCGGTACTCGCTGCAGCCCAAGTGACTTGCGCTGGGTTGCGGTTAGACCTTCGGATGGGACGAGAAAACGTGGGTTGGGGTTCATGTTGTGGCGTAAAAAAGCCCTGACTTGCAGGGCTGGTTGTTAAGCGACTAGGCGCATTTGGTCGGCATCTTTGAATGTCATTCGCCGGTAGATCTCTCGCGTTGCCATCACATCTCGCTTGCAATACTCGACCACCTCCAGCAACCGGCCATCCTTCACAGCCTGATTGACCATCGACCCGTCCATATCGCCCTTTGGGGATGGTATGGAAAGCGCAAGGCACAGCTTGTCCAGGCTGATGCGATTGCCGTACCCGGCAAACTGCGTCATGGTGTCGTAAATCTTCACATCCCATGATTTAGCCTGCGCCGCTGCGTTGATGATGGCGTGCGGGCGTATGCCGTTGACCACGTACCGCTGCCACAAGAAACGCAAATCGAATCCGCTGACGTTGTGGCCGACTACCGTTGTAGCGTTATGCATTGCACGCGGGATTGTGTCGAGTGCAGCGTTAAACCGTGTCAGCACATCGCGTTCATCAAGCCCGTAGATTGCGTCTGGTTCGCCTGTGTCGTGCAGGTCGTACCCAATGCACACTACTTGCCCGAATGCGCCATCAAGACCCGTCTTTGCCACTGCATCAGCTATCGCTTGCGGGCCATCTTCTTTGTGCCACGCGGCGATAGATTCTGGCTTTTTGTAGGTTGCAGGGGGTTTTACCGTCGCGGCAATATAAGCAGCAACGTCATCGCGTTGGGTTTGAATTGTCTCGATGTCAAGAATAATTGCGTGGTTCATGGTGTGCTTTCAAAAGGTGGGGTACTCACTTTGCTTGTGGCTTTTGAATGGCTTTACCGCCTGCACAAACCAAGCATCTGCTTTCCCCCGTAAATCAAATCAACTTCATTGCGTGGACTTCTTTGTGGTGCTTTACACAAAGCCAAACAACATCTAATGGCCTGCTGTAATCCGGGTGATGACCTTCTACATTTGCATCTCCACAACACATGCATGGGAGCTTTTTAAGTCATCCATCACGCACTGCATTGCTCACGATGTGGCTTGCTTTCCTGCGCTCTGGGTGTCTTGCAGCCCATCGTTCCGCTGATGCTTTGTGACTTTGCGCAAATGCTTGCGTCTTGCTATATTCAGCACGCGCAGCCACGCGATGAGGAATTGATCCACGAAGTCGGTCGTAGGAACGGATGCGCTCTATGTTTTCCTTTCGATGCTTATTCACCGCAGACAAAGTGCACTCCTTACACTTTGTCTTTGATGATGCGTAAAACATATCGTGTGGCTTTTCTGTATTGCAGAATTTACAAAGCATTTGCGAACTTCTAAAAAGGTATCGAATCTTCGTCCACATCGCCAAATGGGCGGTCATCACCTGCCGCGCCGTGTTGGCGTGTTGGCATAGGCTTCGCGCATTTCAGTGGCCGATGCCGCAACCCGGCCACCATCTTTCCAAGCTGTTCGGGTGATGTTTTGCGATCCAGAATTTCGCTGGCTGTCAGTTCGGTGCTTGCCTGAAACACGTTTTTCAACACCATGCGCGTGCCTGTCGAGCCATCTTGCTTTTGGTAGTCCTCAGTCTCCAGTAGAACGCCGATTGGCTTGCACAAGTCAGGGAAGATTGAGCATTCTTCGATAACGTCTTTCTTGGTGTCGTAGTCGTACTTCGTTGCCTTGCCGATTTGCGGCTTGATGCTGCGCAATGCCATGCAAGTCATGATTGCCATGAGTGCTTCAAATCCTTGGTACTTTTCCCCGCTTGCGCTTTGGGTGTAAATGCTCAGATTGGCCTTTTGGCCGTTGGTTGCTTTGAATGCAAATTCAATGCCTTTCGCGCCGGTTTTCTTGCTCACAATGTCTTTTGCCTGGGTGAATTCACCCACATATTTACCAGGCTCTTTGATGCTTGCGCCGGTTGTGTCTGCTTTGCGTGCTGCTTGAATGTCTAGTGTGTACATGGTGCTTTTCCTTTGTTTAAGCGGGTTGTGAAATTGCGTAGTAGTCGGTAATGATTTGGTCAATCGCTGCTAAATCGTTCGGTACGTGTTCCTCGGTGAACATATCGAGCGGCGTTTTAACTGTGTCGCTTCCGCTGTTTTGTGTGCTGAATAGGTACTGCCCATTGATGACTGCCGTTCGCATAACGATGGTCAGCAAGCCTTCAAGCGTGATCTTTTCATCAAGCAACTTGCCGATGGTCTTTGCCTTAATCCGCCCGTTGTCGTCTTCCTGCGTGTGCGCAAGGATGTAGACGCGGGTTTCGTCTGCCAGCTTGCCCGCTGTCATGAGAATGTCCCAAGCGTTGCGGGCTATTTCGTTGTACTTGGCGAATGCAGCATTGCCTGTTTCGTTATCCAGTACCCGCCGCATGAATTCATTGGCAAGGATGTATTGGAAGTCATCAATTACGATGATTGGCTTATGCGTGCGCTGCATGGCCCCAACAATCGTCTGCGCGTTGTCCGTCACCAGAATGGAGCCTTTGGGGTTCGCTTTGGTGCATGGGAGCCATGTTGTAGACCGAAACGGCAACGGCTTTTTGACCGCCTGAATAAGCAGCACATCGTCAGGATTTAAGTTCCGCAGGCTGGTGGTTTTGCCAGTTCCGGACTGGCCCAAAATCATGCAGGCAATGCTCATGATGTTCCCCTGTGTATTTGCAAAATTCGTCAAAACTCACGCCCGCCACACTGCACAACTCGCGCATGTGATCGACGCGAACGTCATACGCATGGCCTATCAGATACAGCACATCCAACGCCTTCTGGTGGGCCGCTGATTGCTCTGCACAGCTCTCTGCCGTGTCATACGGCGCATCGCAAAATGCTTCGTCGCGGATCATTTGGAGTTCTCCCATGCCCGTTGCAGGGCCAAGTTAATACGCAGGCCGCTCTTGATGTAATAGCGGGCGAGGCGAAAGGCGATAACGGGGCGGATATTCATCCCAGCACCCCGCTAAAAAGCGCGGCAATCACCGCAAACGCAATCGAGCAAATCACCAGGTCGCTGATGCGGAAATCCGCGCTGCGTGGGTTGCCAAGCTCATCGTGTGTTTCGCGGTAAGTCATGCCGGTACTCCAACAAGGTTTCCAAAATCGTCCACCACGCACTCAATATGCGAATTCAAAAGCCCTCGCATTCGATCAAATTCGAGGACGTTGGAAACCACGTACCACTGCGCTTTTACGGCTTTTAGCTGTGGGTGCCAGCGGAAAGCGCCGTATGTGGCCGTCCAAAATGCATCGGCAGATTGATGGATGATTGTTTTCATTGCGTCACCTCGCTTACCGGCAAAACGCTCACATCGCCATACAGCGAAAAGCTGGCGCGGCGGGCTACTGTTTTGTTAATTTCGTCGGTGAAGATCGCCATCAAAGCCGCTGCGTTTTTGCCCCGGATCGCGGCCAGAATGTCTGACTCAAATTCGTGGCAAACCTCGGTCAAGTCGTCCTTGTCGATGGCGCTGGTGTGGCGCTCAATGGCACAAGCAATCTCAAACGTGTCGGGCGCGTTGCCGTAGAAGCTGTGCAGCTCGCTGTCTGTTGGTTGAAGCATGGTTATCTCCAGTTGGGTAATAAAAAAGCCCCGGCGCATTGCTGTACCGGGGCGAAGTCCGCATTGCTGCGGCTAGGGAGTAAAAACAAAACACACTCAACGAATGCGCTTTGGTTTTGGGACTGTCTTTTTCTTACCGTCCCTCGTTCAGTACAGCTTCAGCCGGTGTACTTGGCTCCATCCTTGGGGGCATTCCCCGGTGATTGCTCCAAACTGTTTTTGTTTGGCATGGGTGTAACTGTAGACCGAATCGAACAACACGTAAACGCAATTGATTCGATTGAAAAACTGTAATCAATAGAAAAAACCAATTAGCCTAAACGCCCATTGATTCTGACAATCTGCACATGGAAAAAATCACACTACCTGACGTGACCATCACCATTCAAGGAGAGTCTGTTGTCATACGACACAACAAAACCAAGATGGTGACGGTCGTTCAAAAAAGCCAGCTCGAAAAATGGGCTATTTCTCAACTACGCAAGGAGCTTATTAAGTGAATTATGAAGAGTTCGTAAAGCGCAAAGTCATCATCAGCAAAGATGAAGGCATAGCAATAGAGCTATCGGAAATAAACCCGATTCTCAAAGACCATCAAAAGCTGATAGTTCAATGGCTTATTCGTGGAGGGCGGAGAGCTTGTTTTGCAGCCTTCGGACTTGGTAAGTCTGTTATTCAGCTTGAGACTGTACGCATCGTGCGCAAGCATGTTGGAGGGCTTGCACTGATTGTCATTCCTTTGGGAGTGCGTCAAGAATTCACCCGCGATGCATCTATGCTTGGAATCACCACCAAGTTTATCCGGCGCATTGAAGAGATTGAAGGCGATGCTGCAGACGTTATCTATCTGACCAACTACGAGACGATACGGGACGGTAAGTTAGACCCGCAATTGTTTACCGTTGCAAGCCTGGATGAGGCATCAATTCTCCGAGGATTCGGGGGGACAAAAACATTTAGAGAGTTTATGGCGACCTTCGCAGGCGACCGTAAAACCATGAATGACAGGGTTAAAACAGTGGGAACACCATTCCGGTTTGTTGCCACTGCAACACCCTCACCAAATGAATATATCGAGCTGCTGGCCTACGCTGCATTCCTTGGCGTTATGGACGTTAGTGCAGCAAAAACACGGTTCTTTAAGCGCGATGCAGTGAAGGCTGATAACCTGACCATTCACCCGCACAAAGAGCGTGAGTTTTGGCTATGGGTTGCGAGCTGGGCGCTATTCGTTCAAAGACCATCAGATCTTGGCTGCTCGGATGATGGCTACACCATGCCAGAGATGGATGTACGCTGGCACGAGGTTGAAGCCGACCATGAAAACGCAGG